AGCGTCTTGTCAGTAGCGACCGCCACCGAATTGTAAGTGCCGCCGCTCGTCCACGCGGAGCCGTTCCAGTAGTACCAGTTCCCGGCCGTGGAGCCAGCCTCTGAGCCGGTGTAGACATAGACCTTGTTTTTGTCGGTCATCGCTGCGACGGTTGCCGCGACATAAGGCGAGCCGTAAGCCGCGCCTTTTGCGTACTCAGCATACTCCTGAGCCTGTGCGACGAGGCCCTGAAGCTCGGACGACGAGGCCTCGCCTTCCGGATCCACGGGGTCGGCATCGATCTCGAATCTGATCCGACCTGTCGCGACTGTCTCGGCGTCCTTCGTGATCGTGACCTTCGCATCCCACGCGCCAGAGACAGCCGTCAGCTGTGTTTCCTCGTCAAAGGTGACCGTGTCAGCGTCGACCTGAGTCCCGGTGACGGAGTAGATGTTCCCGTCTGGTTTCGTCCCGGCGAGGACGACAGTCGAGGAAAGCGGCACCGCGTCGCTGAGCTCGAACTCAAGCGTCCGGCCGTTCTCGTTCTGGCTGAGCCTGACCACTGTAGGGATCCCGTTCGGCGCTATGCTGAGAGCCTTTTTAATCGTATTGATTGCCATTTCTTAACTCCTATTTTGATAGATTCGCGATGGTGTCGGCGAGCGTCGAACGGATCACGCCGAGCTCTATCGTGTCATATCTGTCGAGCAACACGTTGTAGTCCGTCTGCACGACTTCCAGCTTCGTCCTGATGCCATAATCTTCATAGACGACCGTCACAAAGTCCCCGAGGCCGACCCGTTCAGTCTGCCGCAAATCCTTATATTCATCGAATTGCCACAGGGCCGCGAAGCTGACGGTCAGCGAGTCCGTGACTCCTGCGATCTTCGCCAGATCGGCTGTTGCGTCGACGTCGAGATCGGCAGTTGATGGTTTGCTCTCATAGTCGCTCGTGTGATCGACCAGCTGGATCCTCGGCGGGACAGCTGACGAGTCGAGGTACTGGATGTTTGATGAGGCGTAGTCTGAACCGTTCAGGTAGTAGGCGAGGACGCCTGTGAAGGCTTCCTCCTCGTTGCTGACCGCGTTCAGATCGGTGAGGTTCTTTCCGTACCTTATCGAGACGCCGTTGTCTGAGCCTCGGGAGGCGAGGAGCTTGCAGTCGTATCGGTCGAAAAGCCACTCGCCGCCGTAAACGCCTTGGATCGACTCCTCTGAGCCGCCCATCTGGGCCCGGATCGAGCTCGGCCCGACCAGCTGCCAGTCCTTCGTGACAGACAGGTCGGTCGAGAAGTCGAAGGGCGGAGCGATGATCGCGCGGCTCGACAGGGTCGCCACAGCTCCCGCTGCCGTTGTCCCTGAAGCATTCCGCATCGGATATCCGCTCAGGTCGTAGCTGATATGATTCGCGAGGACTTCGATCAGGCCGTCGAGGCGCTTGCTGACCTCGTAGATCCGGAACGGCTGCGGCCGTGTGCCATCTGAAGGCGTAGCGAGAATCAGCCGTCCTGTCCGCAGGTCACCCGCGTGGAGACCGTCCGCTGCATATGCCAGCGTGAGCGTGTAGAAGTCGTTCAGGCGCTCGGAAACAGTGCAGGCCGTCGCATCGCTTAGCCTGCCGATTCCGTTCGTCTGGAACGCCGTCTCAGTGTTTTCATAAAGGATCGGGATCATATCGTCCACCACCTCGGAATGATTCTAAGATTCGAAACTGTGCTGTCATAGGCGACATCGTTCGCGCCCGGAATAAGCTCCGGGGCCGTCATGAAGCTGACGCACGGGTTCCAGTTGATGAAATAGCCGACCGTGTTATCTTCCGGGAGCGAGTACGCTTCCATCGTCTCGCAGTCGACCGTTATCGTCTGGGCCAGATTGTACGGAGACTCGTCTGGCCGCTGCATAAAGACACCAGCCGAGTCGACAGCGAATAGATAGGTCTCTTCAGCTGTTAACGAAGAAGCAATTTCCATCTTCACGAGCGGTTTCGATTTAAACAGCGTCTGATTATAGACAGGGACGTGCTCGAGGTTTGGGCTTTCATATGCCAACTCACCATTAACGTAAATTTTTATGTTCGCAGCGGCTTGCACAGTCCAATATCTTAAGTGCGCGAGCGGGTGCAGGAACTCTTTGCTGACCCGTAAAGTCGAAATGTTTCCAGTTGCCGTCAGAGGATTATATGACCCCATAGAAACAAAGAAGTTTTCTGTGTCGCATTCGATGTAGATCTTGTCATTCTCTGCTATTGTGATGTCATCAGTGTCAATGATGTAATAATTGAGGGCGCTGACATCGAGGCCAGTTCTATTAGCCACAGCCACGAGGTCGTTTTCCTTAAAATAAGTCGAGAAGTCAGTATATTTGTAGATCGTCTGAGGGCTCAGCGCTGAGTCATCGAACTCGATCGGGATCTCGCCGGCGGCGAGGAACCTCTGCGGCTTGCAATCAAAGACGAGCTCGAAGTGCCCGGAGCGGAGGATCGTGCCCACGTCAGGAACCAGCTCGGGAACAAATGTCGCCATGCGGTACTCGTCCGGGTGGTAGCTGTCGACCAGCCGCGAATAGAGCGGAGCCGCTTTCATCGCGCGGATGAACGGCAGGAACCTTGTCTCGAAGCCCTTCGCGATCCCGGCCTGATAGGTTATCTGGATGTTCTTGAAGCGGCCGTTGTCGATGTGGAGGTCGCCGTTTCGCCCCGGAACGGATATCGATGTGATGTCACGCTCCGGTGTGGCGTATGTGCCGCCGCCTGAGATGATGATCCCGTAATCGGCGGTGTTTATTCCGTTAAAAATCAAACTGTTGCCCATGCGTTCAACCTCTGATTGACCTGTCGATTGATTCTGTCAGCGACTGCGTCGGCGATTGCCTGAGCCGACTGTCCCGGCTGCGCGTACACGTTGATCGTCGTGCCCCCATAGCTGACCGATGTGGAGCCGGCAGCAGCGGCTGTGATGCCGTTAACAGCCCGGCCTATCTGTTTCGTCGGTGTATAGCTTGCGAAGCCTTCAGCCATGCCGAGGGCCATATTCTTGCCGACCTGGTCGCGGAACACGGTCGACGGGCTATGGATCCCGAGGAAGTTCTTCGCCGAGTCAAGCGCGCTCTTCGCGGCTTCCTTAGCCGCGTTCACGATTGCGCTGCCTGCGTTGCGGAGACCGTTCGCGATGCCCTGAATGATGTTCCGGCCGATCTCGCCCCAATCTATCTGAGAGAAGGACGTCTTGATGCTCTGGATGATCCTCGGAAGCGCCGCCACGATGCGCGGGATCGAGTTCAGCAGGCCCTTGACGAGGGCGCCGATCAGCTTGACGCCTGCTTCGATGATCACCGGCAGGTTGTCGATGATCGCGTTCCCTATGACTCCGATCAGCGTGATCGTCGTGTCGATGACCGTGTCCATGTTGTCTGTCAGGCCGTTTGCTAACTGGATGATGAGCGCCGCAGCGCCGTTGATCAGCATCGGAGCCGATGAAATGAGCGTCTGAACGATGCCGTCCACCAGTGTCCCGGCTGTCTCCATGAACGTCGGGAGCGAGTCCATCACGATCTGGATCAGCTGCGTGAGGATCTCCGGGATGTGCGAGGCTATCTGCTGGATGACCGGGACGACGTTTGCCGCCACGGCTTTCAGTGACTCGCCGAGGTTCGACATGAGCTTGCCGATGTCAGCGTTTCCGTTGCCGATCCCGGCGACCAACGACTGCCACGCCGACTGCATCATGCCGATCGAGCCGCTGATCGTCTGGGACGCTTCGCGCTCAAAGTTCCCGGCATACTGCGAGGTCTGCTCGAAGAAGTACTGCATCGCCAGCTCAGCCTTCTCGGCGTTGCTCATGTCCTTGAAGGCCTTCTTGAAGCCCTTGTCCATTGCGTAGGCGCTGAGCGTTGTCGCGTTCATGGCTACGCCAAGATTGTCCATCATGGTGTAATTGCCTTTTGCTGCGCCGGTAACCGCTTCAAGGGCCGCTTCGGTATCGATGCCCATGACAGAGGCCATGTCGGCCGCCCGCTGCATCGCCTGCGTCGTCAGCTCCATGGACTTCTCGACGCTCACGCCCGAGCCTTGGAACAGGGCGCCCATCTTGTTAGCTGTGGCCAGATACTCGGACTGGGTCGTCCCCATGGTCTTATAAGCGTCTTCGCCAGATCTCTGGATCTCTTCCGCGAAGTCACCGAAAACAGCCTCGGATCCGCCGATGTTCTGCTCAAGCTCGCCGAAGCTGTCGATAGCCTGTTTGCCGAAGTCGATGAGGGCCGACGTCGCCGTCTTGATCCCGCTCGTGATGAGGTCGCCGACGATGTTCGCCTTCAGGACGTCACCGAAGCTCAGAGCGCCTTTTTCGCCTTCCTTCAGCCCGGTGACCATCTCCTTCAGCCGGCTCCCGAACCGTGAGAAGGCTGTCCCGTTCTCTTCGGCCTTCTGTTTCATGCCGTTGAGTGCGGTTTCCGCCTTGTTTAGGTCGGTCTTCAGCTGCAGGACGCGCTTGTCGTTCTCGCCGTACTTCTGGGAGGCCTTCGAAATCTCGCCTTCAAGGAGCGCGATCTTTGACTTCTGTGTCTCGATCTGCTTCGTGAGGACTTTATTCTCGGCCGCTGCCTTCTTCTGGGCGCTTGTGTTTTTGTCGAATGACGAGGAGACCAGCTTCATCTCCGAGTCGAGGAGCTTTGATTCCGCGACTATCTGAGAAAGCGCTGCCTTAAACTCCTTCGCGCCGTCCGCGCTGATTTTTACGCCAATATCCTGAGCCATTTATTTCACCCTAATCGCGCGCCAGTAATCCCGGACGCGATGCTTGATTCTCGCTGTTCCGCTTGCTACCGCCTGACAAGACAGTATGTCGATAAACTCCCCGTAACGTGTGGTCAGGATCTCGCGCCGGCTCATGCCGAGCTGGTAGCCATAAAACAAACAACCGGGACGCCTTGTCAGGTCAATCCCGGTCGTTTTTACTTTTTTTTTGATTCTGTTTCGATTGTGGTCTCCTGCCCCATCGTGTACGCCGCGGCGATGGCTGCTTCAAGGTCTGAGATCTGAGCCGGGAGCAAAAGCCCCACGATCCGCTCCGTCAGCGGTTCGCCGTCGAAGGCGGGATCCGTCTCGCGCATATAGTCGCAGTAGCCTCTCGACATTGCCGGCGCCATGACTTTCATCGCGTTCGTGATGCTCACGAGGTCAGCGCCGATCCATTCGTCAATACGATTGATGTCATGGTCCGGACACTGTTCCGCGATTGTACATAATGCGTCCACGGTCAGCAGAAAACCGTAATCTTTCCCCAAAATCTGCATTTAGTTCACCCCCGCTTTTTGATTAGGCGAAAAACGCCGTGATCCTGGCTTCAGCCGCCGCCTCTGTCGAGTAGGTCGTGTCTGAATCGATGAACCATGTGTGGTTGCTCGTGTCGTCTCTCATAATGGTGGCGACGAGCTCTTCCGTCTGCCAGTCGATCTCCTCTTCCTGAGTCGCCGCTTCCTTCGTCGGGAGCTGGAACTTCGCTTTCGGGATGATCTGCGGGACGTAGTGCGTGACGCCTTCTTCCATGTAGCGGACGACGTAGCCGATTCCCACGTTCGGGACTTCCATGCTGTCGCCGTACAGGACGAGGCCGGCTGAGGCTGTCGCCGTGCTTGCCGCCGGGAGCCCGAAGATCAGACGCCGCGCGGCATTCTTGGTCCCGTCGACCGTGAGCGTGGCCGTGCCTTCTGTGAAGACGCCGCCCGCCGTCTCGGCGACCTGGTTGTCGGCATAGAACTTGTTGTCGTCAGTTGTTTCGATGTCGAGCGAGACGGAAACGCCGCGAGCAAGGACCATGCGGTCGGTGTAGCTCACAGAACCTC